GAAAATCTTTTGGAAAGAATAACTTCTGGGGAAAGTCCAGATTTTACAATAACTCCTTCATGTGAATTATTTTGTAATGTTGACTACCCAGCATTAAAATTTGATTTTTGCGATCAGCGACCTTGGATTCCTGTAAAAATAGAAGCAAGTAAAATAGTTTCAGATGTTGGTGTTCAATATTTTACACCTAGAGAATTGATAAATTTAGCAATTTCACAAATATCAGTTTCACCAAGTGCTCCATTTTTTGTAGATTTTTTAGCAACAAGACCAGGAAAAACTGGATTGTATCGGTTACCAACTTCGAATACAAATCCTGTAACTTCAGCAAATGTTCAGCAAAAACTAAAAGAATATTTAACTTGCACCGATCCTGTCCAAACAGAAACTTGTATAGTTTATTCGCAAAATGCTATAGAAATGGTTTATGCGTTACGACAAATAAATATAGCAAATCCAACAGAATGTTCAAATGTACCTTTAACATGTTGTACTTGTGGTGCAGATGGAGCCGGAAATCCTACAACCGACTGTAGACCCAGACTGTTTCCTGAAGACGGATGTATAAATTGTTCACCATGTTTTACTGGTCCAGAACAATTTTGTCCAGACGATGAACCAGGAAATGATTGTTCATATAGCATATGCAATCAAGATGTAACTGATCCGAAATGGTGCTATTGTACTGCTTCTCCATATGATGGTGTATTTACAGACAATTGTTTTACCAATATAATAAACGCAAAAATAATTATAAATAACCAAGAATTCTGCATACCAATGGCATGTGGAGATGACTGCGATCAATACGAAATCTGCGGAGAAACCTGATGTCCTCTGTTCAATTTAGATCTAGAATTAAACCAGCATTTGATTATTCAGACAAATTGAATAGTTATGGAGTTTGTTGTGGAACATCTGGAGAAAAGACAATCATATCATTTACAGAATGTTTTAATGAAGGTGGACATTTTATTCCTGTAGTTGACGGTGATGTTGATTCAGTATCTTGTCCCGATTCAGACACTCGCCTTGGGTGTTGTGTAGCATGTTCATATGTAACTCCAGGTGAATTAAATCAAATTCCAACATTGACATCAAATGGTGATGTTGTTTCAGGAAGTTCACCATATCTTTCATCTGGATTTAGAAGCAATGTTTCACGATGTGAGTGTGAAAGACTGAATGGAAAATGGACAGAAGGCACATGTCCAACTACATTATCTGCTAACTCTAACGATTCCAATTATTGGAAAACATGGTGTGTTAAGGGAACGAATTTAGATGCAAGAGCACCAAGATCATGCTGCCATTTAAATTTTGATGAAAACACTGGTTGGCCAACAGGAGTAGCATGTACTGATGTTTGCACTTCGGGTGATTGTGGAGCATTAAGTACTCAGACTTATCCTTCAATATTTGGTTCAAATAGATGTACAATTCCATTAGTCGAAAGCGATTCCACCACAAATTGTGTAGAGGGATCATTTTACTCTTTGCTAGCAACCAGAACAAAAGTATATGAAGGTTTCGTGTTGGGATCTTGCTATACATTAGGATTAAGTGGTGACAGTTATGTTTATGATTGTGCGGTTACTCCAGAATCACTCTGTGATGGTTATTGGGTAGCAGAAGCAGATGAAAACAATGCATTTTGCGATATATCATTTGCTCCAGAAAATCCACAAAAAATAAATGGTAGATATGAACCACAAACTATGGGATTGACAGCATTTCAATCTCTAGGTCTTACATCTGGTGATGAATATCAAGGCGGCGTTTATATTGGAATATTCCAAACTCCAAACGATGCCACAACAAGTGTTGTTTATGGTAATCTAAATTTTGGAGAACCATCGTTTTCAAAATATAACGCAGATTCTGTTGGATCATCATATACCAAATGGGCAGTAATAGTTGATGAAACACCATATAGCGTTTCATATTTAAATGAAACTGAACCCGATATAAATTATAACACATCACTGTGGGATGGTTATTACAACATATATGGTGATGGAACTAATTTTAATGGTATACAAACAGCACTTGCAAATACAATAAAATATCAAATTAGAAATGGATTCTTGGATTATTATCTACCTTCAATATATGAATTACATTTTTACTCAGCATATTTGAAGAGAAATAATGTATCCAACCGAGGAATTCTTTTATCATCCTCATTATTCAATACTAAATATATTAGTTCCATAAACAAAAGTAAACTTGGCAACAATACATTTGCTTATGGTCAATCAATACTTAGTGAACAAAGTCCAAATTATCAAACTATCGTCGTGAACAAAAAATCCCCACAAACAGTATATTTCTTTAGAAAAATTGTACTAACATAAAGGATGATTATTATGGGTTGTAATTGCAATAAGAATAAAAATCAGTCAAACCAAACTCCAGCAACTCCCCCCGAATCAACGCCAACAAGTGAAACTTCTTTCAGAAAAGAAGAAATCGTACCACAGGGAGTACTTAAACAAAAATTGACCATGATGCAAAGTTTTGCCATGGCAGTCGCATCCCGTGGAGTGAGCAACGAGAAGGTTACAAAACCAATAAAGCAACTACGAGTTCTAAGTTGTTTTGGCAATAAGAACCAAGGTGGTGTCTTACCGCCATGTGAACACTTGAAGGAATCCTCAACTCCTGGTAAACATTTTTGCGGAGGTTGTGGGTGTGGTGATAAAAAAGGAACATGGTTAGTATCTGAGGGAAATGAATACTCAAAGTTAGACTACCCAAAACTGAACTGTCCACTACAGATGCCTGGATTTACAAACTATGAAAAATCAAAGGCAGATGAGGGTGTCCCACCAATAACTAGAAGATTTTATATTGATCAACTTTCCTTCAAGGAAATAGAAAAAATACCAGTTTCGGTTCACGAATTTCCAAAGAATAGTGAACCACCAGCACAATAATAACAAAAAAGTTCTCCTTATAAATAATGTAAGGAGAATTTTTTATGCCGTCATCACCAACAGCACCAAACTCAAGAGAAACACTGATTGAGCATTGTCTTCGTGCTCTTGGTCATCCTGTAATTCAAATTAATGTCGATTCGCAACAATGCGAAGACCGTCTGGATGAAGCACTTCAGTATTTTACTACTCGCCACTATGATGGTGTACAAAAAGTTTATTTTAAATATCAAGTCACACAAACAGACCTAGATCGTGGATATATCAATGTTACAGATATCGATAATCCAGCAGACGATCCAGAAGGTCCAAAAGGCGAAGATATAGTATCCGTTGTAAAGGTATTCCGTTTTGGTACTTTGTCTGGTGTCAACATGTTCGATGTTCGCTACCAGTTAGCACTTACAGATTACTTCGGCATCAATCGTGGTCTGAATGGTAGTCAATCAACACCTCTTGCTGGATATCAGGTAACAATGTCATACATCAGTTTACTTGAACAATTCTTTAGTCCAGAAAAAGGAATTCGTTTTAGTAAAGTTACAGACAAGATCTATGTTGATGCATTTTCACAAGATATTCCTGCTGGTCATTATCTTATCATAGAAGCATACGCTGCTCTTGATCCAGATATTCACACAAAAATATATAATGATCGTCTTTTGAAGAAGTATGTCACCGCACTCATTAAAAGACAATGGGGTGCTAACATGATGAAATATGATGGAGTTCAATTACCAGGTGGAATTACATTTAAAGGTGCTCAGATATATCAAGAGGCAATTCAAGAAATTGCCATGGTTGAACAAGAATTTGAAAGATCTTACGAACTACCTATAGATTTTATGATAGGGTAGGTGGACCGTTTTTATACTTGGAGGTAATACACTAAATGGCAACAAATCCCTACTTCAAAGAATATGTTGGAGAACAAGATCTATTGCACGATCTCACAATTGAGACTATTCGTGCAATGGGTAGGGATATGATCTATATTCCTAGAGAATATTTAAATAAAGATTTAATCTTTGGTGAAGACACGATATCTCAGTTTAAAGATGCATATACGATAGAAATGTATATTCAGAATGTTCAAGCATTCGGCGGTCAGATGAATATCATCAGTAAGTTTGGTATTAACATTACAGACCGAGTTACATTACAAGTCGCAAAGCGAAGATTTGATCAGGAAATATATGCAAAGGATAATTCAATCAAAACACCAAGAGAAGGTGATTTGATTTATTTTCCATTTAATAAAAGTTTATTTGAAATTAATTATGTCGAAGACAAGATGCCATTCTTCCAATTTGGTATTTTGACAACATATACTCTTACATGTGAACTCTTTACTTACTCGTTCGAAGAAATCGACACAGGAATTAACAATATTGACGAAGTACAAGATAAGAGAATTAATAATATGTACTACTTCCAAATCTCTGGTGCTCCAGTTTCTGGATCTGCAACCTTCAAGAGAAATGAATCAATATTCCAAGTTGCTGGAGTTACGGGTGCTGGTTCTACCTATGCAAACGCAACTGCTGAAGGAACCATTGTAGAGATCAATGGAGCATTTGCTTATATCAAGGGTGTCAGTGGAACATTTGCCACTGGACCCTCTGGAAGCGAAACAATCAAGAGCAAAGTATATGGTACAGAATACTACTTGCTCAACTACAACACTACCAATGTCAATCTTTCCGTCGATCCAATCGCTGGTGTTGATGAAATTGAGAATGACCTATATGCAGAGGCAGCGGACGGGGAACTTAATTTTAGCAAAGATAATCCATTCTCAGAGGAGTGTGACTAATGTTTAGCGTAGGTCAATCATTCTATAACGAATCCATACGAAAAATAGTATTGGCGTTTGGTTCAATGTTTGAATCCGTATATGTGATTCGTTATAACGAAGATGGTTCTGAGAAAGAAAAAATACGAGTTCCATTGAGTTATGGAAACAAAGAAAAGTTTTTATGGAGACTTTCCCAGGAAAGCAGTTTATCCAAAAATTCAAGAGTTCAAATAGTTTTACCAAAACTAGGATTTGAAATCGGTAATATGCTCTATGATCCATCTAGAAAGATCAATAGAACAACACAAAGATCAAATGTAGTCGGTGGTGCTTACAAGTCAATGTACTCTGAAGTTCCTTATATTATTAATTTTACTCTGTATGCATTCACCAGAAATATGACTGACATGTTGCAGATAATTGAACAGATTCTTCCTTATTTTGCACCCGACTTTACTGTTACCATAAAGATGAATGACTTGCATCCAACTGTTGATATACCATTTGTGCTGAATAGTGTGGCATTGAATGAGAATTACGAAGGAACATTTGAAACTAGAAGAGCATTGATAAGCACTTTTGATTTTTCAGCAAAAACTTACATATATCCAAGTATCTGTGGTTCTACAGGTGGAATTATAGAAAGAACCGACATAAATCTATATGATGGTGAAGATACTGTTGCTGGAAGCGAATATGTTGGAGATGTTGGATATACTGGTGATCATATAACAGGTTCTATTACACAAGTGATTGGAGATTGGCCGCCATGAATGATGAAAAACTAACAGCAGAAGAAAAATTGTCTGAAGTACTTGATATTGATATTGTCAAAACTGATTCAAAGGAAGTAAAAGATTCTTTAAGTATTGTCAAGGAAGTAAAAATAAAAAGAAAAGATCAAGTCAGACAGGATTATGATTCTGCACGCAAAAACATGAAAGAACTCATAGGTCGTGGATTTGAGGCACTGGATGGAATCATGAGAGTAGCAGAAGCAGGCGACTCACCTCGCGCATATGAAGTTGCTTCTATTTTGATGAAAACCGTAAGTGAAATAAACACTGATCTTATGAATATTCATAAGACTACAGCAGATGCTCTAGGCACAAATAAAGTCGTAAAAAATACTACAAATAATTCAATCTTTGTTGGATCAACCCGTGACCTTCAAAATATTATAAATCAGT